GAATAGTCCTGTCTGAAAACATAAAATTTTCAATCATCTTTATTCCATGCAATACAGTTGCATGATCTTTATCGAAAAATTTACCCAGACTATAAAGTGACAACTTAGTATATTTTTTGCCTAAATAAAAACTTAATTGTCTGGCAAATACAACTTCCTGTTTGCGTGTTTTCTTTTTCATAGTTTCAACAGGAATATCGTAATATAAAGAAACGGTTTCAATGATATATTCATAAGGCGAAACACGTTGCATCCGGTGATCATCTCCTATCCTGAAACTCCTTTCATCAAAAGAAATACCTCCCCGGATTTGGCATCCGGGTAATTATTTAAGATATATTCTTCTGCATATTGTTCCGCTGTTTTCATGACAATAAATTTAAAATAATTTTTTTTGTGCGACATAACTCTTAAATCTTTTCACCGCCGCTTCATAATATTCTTTATCTATCTCAATCCCCACAAACCCACAGCCATATTCCCATGCTGCAATGGCCGATGAGCCAGAGCCTAAATGGGTGTCTATTATTTTGTCTGTTGGCTTGGCGTAGTTTTTTAAGAGCCATTTATACAGAGCAATGGGTTTTTGAGTTGGATGTATTCTTGCATCAGCTCCTACATTCTTCCAATTTATAGTATTACCTTGTACATTTCCCCTCCACTCATATCTAAATATTTTAACGTTCACACCAAATGAATGACTCGCAATATCTGCATCACTCAATTTTTTTAATTGTTGATGGGAATTTGGAGCTTTATCATGAATTATTCTACCGACATCTTTTATAAATTCAGTATAATAATTAACACCCCATATTATTTGATTTTTAGATATTCGTTTTAATTGCTGGAAATATTGGGGCGAGGGTATGTTGCTATTCCATTTTATACTCTTATGAATTTTTCTACTTGCCGATTGATTTATGTCACCTATCCCATAAGGCGGATCAACAATAGCTAAATCAAAATATTTATCAGGTATATCTTTTATGTAATCTATGCAATCTCCGTGTATAAGTGTTATCTTATCTTGTTTAAATTCTTTCATGTTTAATTTTTTTCGTTAAAATATATCCCAAACTTAAAATAATTTTTTTTGTGCCTCAATTCCTTTCTGTAACCACCTTAGAAATTTAGTCTTATACCCTGGTTTATTTTTACTGAAAATTTCCTGAAATTCCAGGTGCTTCGATTGGATCCATCGGATATAATGAATCACTCCCCCCGTTCCTTTTGGATGGGCTTTCAGAAATTCGATAAAATAAGGATTTAAATTTCCCGGATAATTATCTCCATGCCTTACAATTAATATTTTTTCATTCCTGCTCCCGTAACACATGGAGTAATTAGTGTCGGCCTGTTCATAATCATTAAATTGATATATCCTGCCTTTACTGTTTACTATTGGTTTTCCATCAATCTCAATCGTGAAATACATAATATTTGTTTTTTTAAAATTTATAATCCACACATTCCGTCGCATTCTTCTATTAATTCTGGGAATAAGCTTGGTTCATATTTGAAATCAATTTCTCTTAATGGCATTAATGATCTATGCAAATAACATTGACTTTCAAATTTTGGATGATTTCGTATTTGTTCATCAAAATCACAAGCCTTTTTAAATTCATTCAGAAACTCTTTCTTAAATCTTTTCCAGTAATTATTTGAATGAAATGGACATACAATACATGAACTTTTGCCTGGTATTTTTATTCCTTGTTTTTCAAACCAGTTAATTATTTCACTGATCGTATTTCTTTTTTCAATAAGTGGATAGTAATTAGTAATATATTTAACCCCGCTATCTTTTATTCTTTGCTTTTCATCAAGTGATATTCCTATCCACATTCTTATTTTTTTATTAACTCTTATTTTTTGTAAATATCTTTTCATTGGATCAATTTTATAATCTCCCGTACATTGTCGTGTAATTATTCCCCCTTTAGATAAAAAAAATGGTAATGAGGCTCCTCTTTTATTTTTGCCTTTGTAATAATCTAAAGTATCTTGTATTAAATTACCGCCGCTAACAATAATTATATCAAAATTATATTTGCTTTTTACATAATCTCTAAGCCAAAATAAATAATCATAGACATATTGCGGCTCACAACCGGTATCGCAAAATACAGCCAAATCAGGTCTGTATTTATATTTACCTTCAAGTGCAGTCAGAAGCATATAACTACTTTGTTTACCTGCCCCAAGTGATATAATATTCAAATATTCCTGGTTTTGAATTTCCATTTTAATTATTTTTAATACCCCCAGAACATTGCATCCTCAGAGGCTGTAATTAATATCTTCTCACATTTACCATTACGATTCTTCGCAACATCTATATATGCCTTATCTCTCATATCATTACCGTCGTCATACCAGTGTTTTTCGGGCAGCCTTATGAACCGTGTTAAAAAGATTACAATATCAGCATCCTGTTCCAGTTCACCACTTTCACGAAGATCCGAGAGTATAGGAAAAGGATTGGCGCGGGATTCGACGGCCCTGTTCAGTTGGCTGACAGCAATAACAGGTATGTCAAGTTCCTTGGCCATGGATTTGAAATGTTTGCTTATATCACCTATATACCGGTTGCCATTTTGTTTAAGTATATCATCACCACGGGCTAATTGCAAGTAATCAATGATTACCATATCTATTCCGGCAAGTCTTTTCATTTTCCTGGTAATTGACCTTATTTCCGTGGCACGTAATGCCGCCGTGTCATCCACGAATATTCTATTGGCATATTCCCCGTTCTGTTGATTAATCATATTCCAGTCAATATCTTTACCCGATTTCAATTCATTTATATCGGTAAATCTGTCAACCAGCATCCGGTATGACAATTGCCGTTTGCTCATCTCGAGTGAAAAAAACAATATCTTATATCCGAGTTTAGCAGCTTCACGGCTTATATTAAGGGAAAATGCTGTCTTACCCATTGACGGGCGTGCGGCAATAAGTATAAGGTCTGATTTCTGAAACCCCAATGTGAGCCTGTCAAGCTGTAATATACCTGATGGCACGCCAATAAGTTCCGTTTCCTGTTCGGCTATTTTATGAATATATTTAATTGTTTCAGCATTAATATCTGATAATATTTCCGGTTCTGTACGCACTATTTCTTCACTTATATTGAATAAAGAATGTTCGGCGTAATCACTTATATCTTTAATATCCTTTTCATATTCATTATAACTCATGCGCTGTAATTCACCGGCTATCTTAATATATTCCCGTCTTAAATATTTTTCCTTTATTATTTCAGCATGCTGTATCGCATATTTATCTGTTACCACCGTTTCTGCCAGGGAGGTTAAATACATAACACCTCCGATATCATCCAGTTTTTTACTTGACTGCAATGATTCATGAACACTGACAATATCCGGTTTCCCTCCATTTTTATATATTTTCAAAATATGATTATACAAGATGATATTTTTCTTGTCATAAAACATTTCAGGTTTAACCAAGACATCATCCAGTATATCCGGATTAACAAGTATCGCTGCCAGTAACCCGCGTTCAGCATCTGTTGCATGCGGTAATATTTTACCCTGTATATCCATTTTTGTTTTTATATTTTTCCGCCGTTTCCCTCGCCTTTTGTATCATTTTCTTGTATTGACTTGTTTCGTCTTTATTTTCCCAGGTCCTTACGGCAGCCTGCCAGTCCTTCTTTTTACCTATCATCCATCCCTTGGATTCATAAAAATTATACCACTTGTCAACATTAATATCATTCCCTCTTTCCCGGCAATATTTTTCAACCATATTTTTTTGAGGAGGAATTATATTTTTTTCTTTTCTTTCTTCTTTCTTTTCCTTCTTATTATTCTTATTATTCTTTAGTAATTGCCCTTCGTTTGCCCTTCGTTTGCCCTTTATTTGCCCTTTTGTTTGCCCTTCTGTTTTTATTTGTGGTTGATAATCTTCATATTTACAGACTGTTATCATAGTCCCATGCTTTGCCCCTTTATTTGCCGATTTTTGCCTGATTATTTCCCCGGTCTTTTCCAGTTTATTTATGGCGGTTCTTATTTGCTTGCTGGATAATTTCAGCTCTTTAGATAACTTCGCCACACTTGTATAAAGCTGCCCTCTCTTAATAGTTATTCCCCTCCATTTCTTATCTTCAATATTCGCTTTAAGAAGGCAATGAATAAAAAGACATTTAGTATTAATATCATCATACCATTCCCATTGCAACATCTTCCTGTGTAATTT